CCCACTTGCGCATCTTCGGGCTGCGGACCGACGTGATCGCGCCCTCAGTAACTTCACGAACGATGTCCTGTATGTCGTCAGCTTCCGCTTCTGCGTAGCGCACCGCCGCCAGAGCCAGAGGTTTATCAAGCAGGACGCCGCGGTCATTGATACGCTCATTAACGTGATAGTCGTGCAGTTCATCGGCCGACAACTCCCGCAGCGCCTGACTGATCGCCCGCATGGCACGCACGTCGCTCTCGCAGTACGCTACCATCTCGGCCATCAGGTCGGCGTCCTCGCGGAAGGTGCCATCAGCCTGCGGGATCGACAACAGCCGAATGAGTTGCGCGCCGCGGTGGTCCTTGCGCATACTGGCCCCGGCGAACCGGCCCACGTCCTCAAGGCTGCCCGGCGCGCAGTTGGCGCGGGCCTGCGCTGCGGTGCAGTAGAACTGCTCCAGCTTGAACGGCACTTGCAGGACGTACCAGAATATCAGGCGCTCGAAGGCCGCGTTGTGCGCCCTGATCTGCCCGGTGTGGTTGGCGACGGCTTGCGGGAAAGGCTGCCCCGGCAGCCACGTCCGCACCTCTTCGTCGTCGAACGCGTAGGACATGCAGAGCACGTCGGTGCTCAGGTCCATCGCGTAGTTGTAGACGCCTTTGCTCTTCAGGTCGCAACGCGACCGCGTCTCAAAATCAAGCCAGAGTATAGTCACGGATGCCTCACTTCATCCGCTACTCGCTGGAGCGACGGCGTGGGTGTACCGCCGCCGCTCCAGCTTTCGCGCCCCCTTACGCTACGACGCGACGGCGACGGCGGGGAGCCTCGGTGGCGTCATCCTGCTCGTCGTCAACGTCCGCGGCCGCAGCCACGTCCGCACTATCTGCGTCCAGCGAGGACCAGTCAATGATGTCGAACACCGGCGTGTAGATGCGCCCGTACGACTTGTGCTGGTAGTGCTCCTTCTTGAGCCGCACCAGCGGGACCGGCTTGTCCGGGTTCTTGTCGGCCTGATCGGCGATGGCCAGCGCCAGCGCCTGCACAGCACGCTTGCCGCCCACCGAGGTGGCCGTGTAGCGGGCCTGAAGGCCCTTGTCTTCGCCGTTGGTGCACGCCAGCGTCATGCCGACCTGCATTTCCCAGCCGCGCTTGGCCGTTTCAGGGGCCGGACCGGTTTCCGGCAGCGGCTCATGCACCGGTGCCATCTTCTCGGCCACGACCTGACCGTCGCCCCACGCAATATAGCCGTGGACGAACGAGAACGGGTTGATCGCCCAGACGCTGTCATCTTCCACTTCGGTCTGATCGGCGCCGAAGACCCAGTGTCCGGTCTTGTCCATCTTGAGGATGACCATTCCGCCCGAACCGCCGACTTCAGCCTCAATAGAGCGCAGAGCGGACGACAGGGACTTGACCGACGGCAGGTTGGCGCCACCGAACTTCACTACATCAGACATTATTGTACTCCTTCTTCGTTACGTTACTGGATTTTGGCCATAGCCTTCTTGAGCGTCTGACCGATTGGCACCACCGCCGGCCGGGGATCGCTCTCCGGCGCGAGGGTGGAACCGCTTGACACGGCGATCACGAGATCGTCGGGCAAGTTCTGCTTCGCCTTCTTCAGCACCTTTTCGGCCGCTGCGGGCGAGATGATCTTTTCTTCGTACGGCTCGACACCGACCTGCATCAGATAGGCCGCGGCCTTGTCTGCGTCGGTCCACTGGCGCGTCGCGCGTTTGTTGACCAGCTTCCAGCCGGGCACGGCGTTACCTTCTTCGATCAGGCCGTGCGCCAACTGCTGCAAGTCCTTGATGAACGACTCCACCATCGGGATTTGCTCCAGATAGTGCGCGATCTGCTCGACCGGCAGCGCTTCGATCTTGGCCTTGACGATGCGGTCGATAGCGCCGGTCATCAGCGGGCAGACCGGCTTGGCGGCGCACCACTTGCAGTGATCGCCAGCAGCCAGCGGTGCGTTCGGCTTCAGCGCCACCTTGACGGCGCGGGCCAGTTCGTCCTCGAACTGCTTCACGCGCTCCACCGTGGTCGTCCAGCGCTTCACGCTGGGCGGCTGGACGATGATCAGTTCGACTTCGTCAACGTCCTCGAATACCCATGCCGTTGCCGGCGTACGGATAGCAGCCGCAGAGTAGAAGAGTAACTGGGCGTTCTCTTCGACTTCGACCGGGACGCCATCGCCAAACTTCCAATCCAGCACGATAGCGCGACGGCCAAGGCGACCAATAAGGTCCACGCTGCCGAAGACATCAGGCAGAAAATCGCCAAAGCCGACCACGCTTTCGACCGCATACTCCATCTCCGCTTTAGGATCGACCGCGTCCAGCGCCCGCAGCGCGGGCAGCAGCTTGTCGTCGATCAGGTCTTGCGTCAGTTCGATGTCCTGATGCTTGCGCCCGATGAAGCTGCTGGGGTCTGCGTCCTTCAGCAGAACGTCCGCAATCGTGTCGTGCAGCAGGGTGCCGGTGTCGGCGTAGCTGCTGCTGGGCTTGGGCGGCATCTTGTCCACCAGCGCCACGCTGCCGGGGCAGGCGATGACGCGCTTGGCGGTCGAGCCGCCGACAATACGACTATGTTGTGCCATTACTGTACCTCACTTTACTGTCTGAGGCCCTCACCATACACGCAACAAATTTTGACGCAAGGGTTGCAGCGTAAAAAATTTTGCAGTAGTCCACAGGTCATGACTGAGAAGAAAATAGAGGCGTATTTCGTCAAGCGCGTGAAGGCGCTGGGCGGCTACGCGTACAAGTTCCGCAGCGTCACGCAGGCAGGCGTTGCCGACCGCATCGCTTGTATGCCGAACGGCGAGGCGTGGTTCGTGGAACTGAAGAAGCCCGGCGGGCGTCTGTCTGCGTTGCAGCAGATATTCGCCGAAGAGATGCAGCACACCAAGCAGCACTACGCCTGCCTCTGGTCGAAGGACGACGTGGACGCATGGGCCAGCCGCTTCAACTGAGAGACTACCAAAATGACGCGGCCGACTTCCTGTACGAGCGCGACCGGGCGATGATCCTCGCGCCGGTTGGTGCAGGAAAGACCGCGATCACGCTGACTGCGATGCAGGCGATGATCGACGACGGCCACGTCAAGCGCTGGCTGGTCGTCGCGCCCAAGCGTGTCTGCACGGATGTCTGGCCGGTCGAGGCCCCGAAGTGGGCGCCGCGGCTGCGGCTGGCGCTGGCCGTCGGTGCGCCGGCGCAGCGTCAAGCGGCGCTTGTCAGCCGCGTCGATGCGGTCATCATCAACTACGACAACCTCGACAAGCTGGACACGCTGGACGGCTTCGACGGCATTGTGTTCGACGAACTGACTCGGCTGAAGAACCCCAGCGGCAAGCGCTTCAAGGCGCTGGATAAGCTGCTGGCGGGCGTCAAGGTGCGCTGGGGCCTGACCGGATCGTTCACGTCGAACGGCCTTGAGGACGTGTTCGGCCAGTGCAAGATCGTCGATCAGGCGCTGCTGGGCCGTGCCAAGGGCGCCTTCATGCAGCAGTACTTCATCTGCATCAACCGCGACTTCGGCCAGTGGATACCGGCGCCCGGCGCGCTGGAGCAGGTCATGGCCCGCATCCGCCCGGCGACATACGTGCTGGAGCCGGGCGAGTACAAGGACAAGCTGCCGGGGTTACATGTAACCGAACTGCGCAGCGCCCTGTACGACCGCGAACCGTACGACAAGATGAAGAAGGAGTACGTCGCCCGCTTCGGCGCCGAGCGTGTCATCGCGCAGAACGCCGCGTCGGTGACGACCAAGCTGCAACAGATGGCGTCGGGCTTCGTCTACAACCGCGACGGCGGCGCACCGTCGATCTGGTTCAGCGACCACAAGTTCGACCGGCTGGAAGAACTGCTGGACGAAAACCAACGGGCGAACACCATCGTGGTCTACAACTATCAGGAAGAACTGGCCGAACTGAAGCGGCGCTTCCCGCACGCGCAGACCATCGACGACGATAACGTCATCGAACGCTGGAACCGCGGCGAGGTCGAACTGCTGCTGGTCCATCCGAAGTCGGCCGGGCACGGCCTGAACCTCCAGCACGGCGGCTGCCACATGGTGTTCCTGTCGCTGCCGTGGTCGCTGGAGTTATACGAACAAACCGTCGGGCGGCTGCACCGCAGTGGGCAGCGGCACGACGTTTGGGTCTACGTCATGTTGGCGGAAAAAACCATTGACGAGCGCATCTGGGCGGCGCTGCACGACAAGCGTGCCGTGTCCGACACCGCGATTGAGGAATTGAAAAATGGCTAAGGTTTTATGGCAGACGCTGGCTGTCAATCTGTCGAAGTACAGCGAGGAAGAGTTGCAGCACATGCTGCACGACGAGGTGACGACGCATAAGCGCGCCGCCATCGCCCGCCGTCTGCATCAGCGCGTATGCAAGCTGCGCACCATGCGCGAACGGCGCGAACTGGCAGAAAGGCTGAAGAAGTGATCGACGATCAATCCGACCCCGGCTCGTGGAAGCGGGCGCTGGACATGAAGGCCGACATGGTCAACTCGCCGCCGCACTACAAGGTCGGCGGGATTGAGGCCATCGAATACATTCAGGCCAAGCTGTCACCGGAAGAGTTCGCTGGTTACTGCCGCGGGAATGCGCTGAAGTACCTGAGCCGGGCGGGACACAAGGACGCCACGGATCAGGAGATCGGCAAGGCTATTTGGTATTTGGAGCGCTGGCTGGGCAGTCGTCGTCACACAGACACGCCCAAGTAGAGTTGTGCTGCTCAATCCGCGCGACGGTGGCTGGGCTGTCCAGCTTGGAGTTGTAGCGGATCGGCTGCGCGATCTTGCAGTACGAGTTAGTTACCAGCGGCGGCGTCGTCGAACCGTGCACGCAGCCTGCGGTCGCGGTCAGGGTCAGGAGTAGCAGCGACTTCTTGCGCCAGTTCCACTTGTCGTTGGACTTCATCAGCCATCTCCTTGACGGCTTCATGCCGGCCCTGCTGCCGTAGCTTGTGTTCGTTCCACGCCGCCCATAGGCGGTCAAACAACGACAGCAGGGACGACAGAAGTTTGATCACGCCTTCGGCGTCTCCGACATGAACACAGCGGCGACACCTGCCAGACCTGCGACCGCCGTGGAGATGGCCGCCCACTGCGCGTCCGACAGGCCAAACGCCAGTGCCAGAGCGGAGAAGCCGGCGTAAGTGCTTGGCTCTTTCAGACGACCAAGAAGCCAGTGTACGAGTGACATATCAATTCTCCTTTCGTGTTTGCGCGTGCCGCCTACGGATACGCGCTCCTTGGGAGTTCAAAATGAGGACCGTCAGGGAATGACCGACTAAGCACCTTGGCTGTGATCGGGCCTTTAATGTCGGTCAGCAGCTTCCATGTTCCACCCCAGCGAATAGGGACGTTTTCATGAATGGACGCGGACCGAACAAACTCTGCCAGCTTCAGGTACAGGCCCCAATCCCAGCGCACAGCGCCACCCACCATAGCACCTAAATCGACAGCGTGTCCGGTCAGGTGGCGCGAATTCATGGTCTTCGTCGCGCCCTGCGCCATAAGCTGCTTCTGGCGGGCCAGCGTCCGCAGCCCTTCCAGTACGGTGAAGTCGAGGTCCGACATCGCCGCGGCCTTCTTGACCACGCGCACAAGGTCCGGGTGAACCCCTTCCAGTCGGGACAGCGAACGGGCGCCAAGGACGATGCTCACAGTTCAGCCGCCTTCACCAGAATGCCGACCAGCAGCATGATGATGGTGCCCGCCACGGTCAGACCGATACCCTCCAGCCGCTTCAGCCGAGCGCAGATACTCTCGTAGCGCAGCGTGCAGATTTGCTCGTGGGTGTTCAAACGGGCTTCAGTCTGATCAATCGAAGTCACAATAACACCCTCGCGCGAAATCGTTACGCTGTCGGCTTCGTACCAGTGGTCGCCAATTCTGTCCATAGTGGCAGGAAATACAGTCATTTTAGCAGTTCCGCTATTCAGTCGGCGTGTAATAGTCGGCTGGACGGGTCAGCATCTGGCGCATGTACTGCGCCAGCACGTTGCGGGCCATTGGCGAAAGTGCGTCCGACGCGCGGCTGAGTGTTTCGGCAGTGGGCTGGACGGTGAGCAGATTAGCCGCAGTGCTGGGCTGTGCCAGCGCGGGCGCCAGCCGGCGCATGACGTTCTCGGCCAGCTTGTTGGCGAACTCCTGCTCCACCTGCTGCGCGGCGATGCCGCCGCCATAAACGCCCGGCACGCCGCCCGCCACGCGGGACGCCGCGCGGACCAGCACGTTAGCCATGCCCGGCTCCATCGCTTCCATGACCCGCGACCGCGCGCCAGTGGGCAGCGACATCCGCTGCGACGGCGTCAGGTTTTCAAGACCTGTCTGCGCCACAGCGCGCGTAGCACCGATCTCGCCAGCCAGTTTTTGCGCGGCGGGCAGTTTCGGCCCCATCATTTCGACGTTGATGTCGAACCGGCCGGGACCGAAGAACTTGGCGACGTAGTCCGGGTCTTGGCCGCTCATGACCTTTGCGTACTGCGCTTCGGGAAGCCTCGTAAGCTGTCGTTCAAACTGGCTACGCTCGACGTTGCGCATTCCCTGCGCAAACGTGTCGAGGTACGATTTCCAGCCGCGCCCGCCGGCGGCCATGATAGCGTCGTCGATCAGCGGCTGCGTCTCGCCAATGATCTGCGCAGTGTACGACTGAAGTGCGCTCGGCTCCGTCGGGCCGAGAATGTCAGCCACCACGTTGCCCATGTTCTTGCGAAGTTCGTACAAGCCGGTAGCGTCAATGACGCCGCCGAAGCGCGCGGCGCGGCGCTCCAGATTGTTGGCGAACTCCGTCAACACGCGGAAACGGGCCGGGTTCACAAATTCTGCATCGGCAGCCGAAGCGCGCAGACGACCGACAACCGTGGAGATGTCCAGCGGCTTGAGGCCCTGCGCCCTCAGATTGGCTGCGACTTCTTCGGCCGCGCGCGCTTCCGTACCGAGCGCCAACGACCGCGCCGCGGCCTGACCGCCGCGCTGCTCTAGACCGCCTATAAGGCCGCGCTGGCGATTGATCGCCGCGGGATCAAACACGTCGCCGAGGTCGTCCATCTGCCCCAGCACCGCACCTTGCTCGTCGGCTGCGGTCAGAAAACGCCGAGCGCGGTTAACTTCATCCGCTGCGGCGTCACGCAGACGCGTAGCCTGACGTTCGGCCGGAACAATCGCAGTGCGGCCCAAGTCGGCAAGCGACAGGTTTTCTTCGCGCATCGGCGCAGTGGCGGTGCGGACACCCTTTTTAGCCGCGGCGATGTTGCCCATCGCGGCGGTCTGCGTTTCGCCACCGCGGATAAACGCCTTGGTTTCTTCCTGCGCCGCAGCGCGCGCTTGCGCGACGCGCTCCAGCGGCTTGCTGGCCTTGCTGGCGCCGACGATGCGAGTGGCCGCCGCCAGTTCCGGCGTGAGCAGGCCCTTTTCCGCGAGGAACTCGGCCGTGTTTGCCTTGGTGTTTTTGGGCGCCTTGCGCAACGCATCCGAAACCGCCGCCGCATTGTCGGCGATCAGATTGCGCATGATCTCCGCCGCCCGCGTTTCGCCGAGCCGCCGTGCCAACAGGTCATACGTCCAGCCCATACCGCGTTTGGCAATCGTGCCGACTAGCGGAAGCGCGGCGCCCGTGACAGCGGCATCAACGATATCCTGATCGGTCAGCGCTGCGGCGGTTACGCCGGCACCAGCACCGCCGGCCGCGCGCAGCGCTACACGCCCGCTGCGAGTAGCGGCGACAGGGGCACCGCCAGCAACCGCAGCGCGCGTCGGCGCGCGAACACCAATACCGCCAGATTGAATGGCGCGGCCGGTCTGCTGAAGCACTCGGCCTACAGGTTTTGCGCGCGGCGCAACGCGTGTCAAAACCTGACCGCCCCGTGCTATAGCACCGCCAGCCGCGCCAACTACAGGGGCTGTCGCAGCGATCTCGCCAGTGATTTGCCCGGCGGTAAATGCGTTAGGCGCTACTTCACGAGCGCCGGCGAACTGACGCTGATACGCAGCCTGCTGCTGCGGCGTCAGCAGCTTGCGACCCTGCGGGTCAAAAAACTCGATGATGCCGCCGATGACGCGGGGGATAGCCTCGCCGATACCCGCGCCGAATGCGCCCAGTGCCCCAGACGGCTTGCCGGTTTCCTTCGTCGGCTTAGGGGCGCCCTGCGCCCGCAC